CCCACCAATGATTGAGTGCCTTAAGAAACAGTTGTGGGAAGCGAGTACGAGCACACAGTGATTTGCCGCTTCCTGGCGGGCCAAAGTACCACAAATTCTCCAGGTCACCCTGAATCTGAGGCTGCTGCAACAGAGTCTCGTTTCGAATTCTACGCAGCGTCGAGTGGTATTGCAGTTGAATGTGAGCATCAATTTCGTCAAAGCGGCCTTCTTTAGCAAGGATCAAAGCATCTTCCCATTTACGTTTGGTAGACTCGCCTCCAGTGGAAGGGCTAAGGCAATTGTGCGTCACATGATTGCATATGCATAGAAGTGCGAGTGCGTTGCGGCGGAGGTTTCAAAGACTCTTCGTCGATGTCCACGTCAGACTCTTCATTTGAGGAAGAACCTTCCGATGAACTTGACGACAACAAATCGCAATCAGGGTCATCAATGTTGTGCACAAAGAGGTACCATTCTCCGTGCTCAATGAAAGACCCCTCCTTCTTGCAATAGTCTGAAGCTTGCTTTGGAGTTGAGAATTTAGATTGCGGCTCCCAATGACAACGCTTGGCCACTGGGTGCGAATCCGTAATCTGTTTGAGGCGGTACCTGTCCATGAAGACAACGTAACCTTGGAGATGCGGGGTGCCCGTTTCGCCGACTTCTTTGCCAATAACCCAATATTCCGCCTCGAGTAGCCATGATCCATCTTCCTCTCCGGGATTGTAGTTGTTCAAAGTGAACACCCAATGACGAGTAGGCGATTGTTGCTCTGAGTTTACTGAGTAAGTATTCACAAATAGCAGCGCCACACTTCGTGATCAACACGAATTGGAAAGCCGGCAGCCCCCATCTGAGATTGTACCCATCGGGCACTTCTCACAATGGTAGGGGCCACACGCTTGCGCTCAGCATCATCAATCACTGTCACGCCAGAGTACTGTGCCGTCATGCGGTTGTTGAGTTGCGTCATACGTTCGTCAGACATCGGAAACATACTTGTTTTTGTGGAAGGAACGGCGGCCGCCATTCTTTTTTCGACAAAAAAAAATAAAAAAAAAATGTTCGAAAATCCGGTGCCAGGCCGCTCGGGTTGCCCACCACCCCCCCGTGCATGCACGGTCACCCAAGCAAGGGTCATCCAGGCTTACAACCCTATCACAAAACGCAACTTAATTGTCCGGTGTTTTATTTCAGTACTAAACACTTTTGAGGCAGGGGACCCACCCCCCTAACCGGAGTAACTATTTTCTCCGTCGGAGTATTATTTTCTCCGGTAGTAAGAAAGTAAGCCCTCCTCAAATCTTCCAGTGCCGGCCGACCTTGAATGTGGATTTGCTGCATAGCCACCAGAAACGTCTATGTTTGGACCTGCAGAACGTTGCACATGGGATAAACCGTGGTCGTTGTATACGATTTCTTTCGCAGTGCTTTGTTCAGATGGCCTCTTTCTCAAATTCCACTTGTGCATTGCCATTTGATACTGTTCCGCTTTTTCGTTTGGCTGCAGCTCTGGCCTTTGCCCTTCTGCTCTTCGCTGATCCTCGTGCGTCGGTCTTAGACGGAATGATTCCTGTAACGGATATTGCGCTGTCGATGACTTTTTGGATGCGGGCAAGATTCCGCCTTGTCTCTGTGACAAGCTTTGTGAAAGGCGTCGTGCTTTTAGATGCGCTTCTGCTGCCGCTAGATCGCTTTCTGATAGGCCTGCATACTTCAGCAGTGACATCCATGGATTAACGTTACGGCGCTTGCCGCGACATCTTTGAGTTAATTTTGAAAAGAGCGCCGCAGGCTAGTGTACCCTAACTTCCGGTTTTGGAAGGTAGTGCACGCCTACCCGAGCTAGTATTACCTCGGGTAGGCGTTACACTACACTACTAGTGTAGGCGTTAAGTAGTATACTTCGTGTATGCGGTGGGTACCGCATGTCGCATTTCCCTGTTGTAGAGGAACCTGGTTCGCCCATGGCGAATTGGCAGGTTGCCACTGTACCGCCATCAGGCGTTCCTGCCTTTGGTGGCGGTCCTGGTCATCTGTCTCGATTCGAGTTTCCACCTTCAGTGGTAGCTGCGCGTGGATCGATGTCAGGGTTGTTTGGTGGTGATGTCGGACTCGAAGCGGAATTGGACCGGCAACGAGCGATGGCTGCCGTTCGCCGTCAGCGTGGGCGAGATCAAGATGCCGCTGTCGGTATCGTTCGCGACGCCGATCTTCCATTGAATCCCGTTCTGGGTGTTGGATTTGGTGGTCGTGATCGCGTCGTCATGTCACACGCTCCTGTATTGTATGATGATCCTGCTCTTGGCGGTGCTCCTAATATTGTTCCTGTGTCGCAGGATGTGTTTGTTGCCCGCCCAAATGCCGGTGTTCGCTCTGGATTTCCCATGTCCGGCAGGTTTGATGCAGAGTAGCGTGCAAGTCCCTGCCTCGGTTTCCCTAAACCTTTCCAGTTCAGGGTCCCGGCGCCCTTACAGGCGCAAGTCGTATGGACGCCGTCGTTCCTCTAGTCGTAGCTATCGCCGGGGTGGCCGCCTTAGCTATTATCAGAAGCGTGCTATTGCACGTAAGGCCTATGTTAGAGGCAAGTGGCCTTCCTCCGAATTCGCCCATCCCTATATCCGTCGAGGATCCGCCGCTGCCCAAGCCCTCGGTTTGACCCCCGGTCAATCATACGCCGAAGCCAATGCTGAGAATCAAGCCCTTCGCAAATCCGTTGGATGGTATGGCAAGGGCGATTACATGCAAGGTAGGGGTGGTTATATTGGCAAAATTGCTGGCGGTCTTATTGGTGGTTTGGGTGCTGTTGCTGGTACCACCGGCGCCACATTTGCCACTGGTGGTGCTTTAGCTGGCATGGCCCCAACTGTTATACAAGGCGCCACTATGATTGGCGCTGCTGCTGGGTCTGAATTTGAGGATTATGTCCGTGACAAATTCACAGGTAATGCGTGAACTTATTGGACCAGGTATGTGCTCACGTTTTACAGGTCGTGGCGATTATACTGCAGTGAATTCTCTGATTACTGGCGGTGAATCTGTCGTTCCCAAGTTTGCTGCTGATGGCAGTAGCGTCACCATTTCGAACGTTGAGTACGTCAAAGACATTTATGCACCCGGAACCCAAGTGCCGTTTACCATTTCGTCCTTGTCTATCAACCCTGGTCTTGCTGTTGCGTTTCCGTGGCTCAGTCAACTTGCTGCCAACTATCAGGAGTATGAGTTGCAGCAGTGTATTTACACTTTCAAGTCGACCATCGCCGATTTTGCTGCGGCCTCTGGCCAAGTGGGCCAAGTCATTATGGCCACGCAGTACAATCCATCTTTGGAACAGTTTGCTGACAAAGAGACGATGATGATGTATGAAGGCTCCATGAGTTGCAAGACTTCTTCTTCCATGCTGCAAGGCGTTGAGTGCGACCCTGCCAAACTTGCTGCCACTACTGGGCGCAAATACGTGCGTACTGGCAACGTCGCTTCAAGCGAGGATTTGAAGGAGTATGATCAAGGCGTTCTCAACATCGCTTTGGTCAATCCTCCTGCAACGTATCTTGGTCAAGTTATGGGTGAATTGTGGGTTTCTTACACAGTCACCCTTCGCAAGCCTCGTTTGAATTCTTTGAATGGCAACAACATTCCTTACGACATTTTTTGTTACTTCAACCAAGCTGGGACAATCAGGCTGAATGTTTTGAATTCCTTTTCCGACGACCTTCAGCTTTCTGGTCCCCGGAATTCGTTCGGCTCCCGCTTGTATCAAGTCTCCACTATCAACTTTGGCATTGGTGGTAACTGGTTCCAGCCCACTTCCGGTCCTGGCAGTGCGTCTGATCCATTGGACATGTTTGCTTTACCGGATGCCACTGTTTTGCCTTTTGGCGGTGCGCTCTCCCCGCCTGTTGTTTGGCAAGTTGGGTCTGATCCAGCACAGCTCACGAAGAACTCGTTTGCGTTGCATTATTGCCTTGAGCTTCCAGACAATTTTCAAGGCCTTGCTGAGATTGTTTTCACTCAATACGGCAAAACTGGTGCATGGAATTCTGATTTGGAACTTCAGACTCTTGCCCAGCCTCTTGCTGCTGGCAATGTTTACCGTTTCAAGGACATTCCCATCCGCGACGGTTTGACACCTAACGTCAAATACAGTCACATCAAACGTGTGACCAACGATTCCACTGCCTGCATTGCTCCTGCTGACCCTAACTGGTTTGGCATCACCCAGACTTTGCATATCAGATGTTTGCCTGCTACCAATGGCGTGAAGAACCGCGTATATTTTGGCGGCATTTGCACTTTACCCCTTGCTCCTCAGACGCAGCCAGCTTGGACTCCGATTATTCAGGAAATGACTGTTGCTGTTTACAACGCGACGAATGCGTCTTCTCTCACTGGTCGTTCTGACCGCCTTGCTTTGCAGTACACCAATTCTGGTCTGCCTTATTCCACTATATGAGTGGTATCCACAAATTGCATGTTTTTGAGATTTTTTCGTGCAATAAATTTATTCTTCACCTCCATTCCACAACCACCATTCATCATCTGAAGTCGTCGGGCTGTCTGTCTGGGGAGATGACGGGCGGCTCGACGTACGCAAAAGGATGTTCCCCGAAGTCGACCTCCGTGAATCTTCTCCTGAGAGCTGCCAACAATGTTGGGTCTCCTCCGAAACATTCCTGTAAAGAGTAGTTGGAAGTGATGACGATCCTCTTTGGTCGTTGAGGTGGTAGAGAGGATCCCTTGATCTCAGGCTTGAACGGATATCTGTCTGCCCAGATTTTGAGGTGGTGCCCCAGGAACTTTGCACTGGTGACCTCCCATTCTTCGATGAGAACCGTCTCCTCTCCTTCGTATCCATCCCACCAATGATTGAGTGCCTTAAGAAACAGTTGTGGGAAGCGAGTACGAGCACA